GATCAAAACCCATTTGTTGTGTATTAGGATTTTGTTTTATAACGGCTATTAAACCTTTTGAGCTTGCTTCACCGCCATTTGTTTGTGGATAAAACAAACGATATTGGGATTTATCTCTAATAACTAAAGATGTTACATTATCATAACCGATATCATTTATTCTATCTTGTACTTGTTTTGATACAGTACCTAATTCTACGTCACCAATTCTTGCTGTACCTGCAATAGTACGAATACCATCAGCCGCTAAAAATATAATATCACCACCTATCTCTTGTATTGAATGATGTGATAGTGTACCTATACCCTTTGCTACCTCGGCTTTTGCAAAGTTACTTGAACTTGTACCTGCTATTTTATATATACTACTTTCACAAAATACAAAAAGTTCATCACGAAATACTTTTAACCCAGTAATAACATCACCCATAATAATAGAGCCTGCTCCTGTATCAAAATCATCTTCTGTATAAGGGCCAGAAAATATTAAGGTTGATGTTGCATTAGACATTCCACCATAAAACATATGATTTGCAAATGACTTTACAAATTTAGGATTAGTTGGTGCAGTACCACCACCTGTTGCATTTATAATATCTTCTGAATAACTTGTGTTTAAAGTAAATGCTGCTGCTTCTCCTGTAGCAATAATTATTTTATCGTTACCATCAAAATTATATTTATCAAAATCATAAGTATTTGTAGTACCTTTACTTGTTGCTCTCGATGTCCAACTTCCAGAAGTTGACCCAGTGTAAACTGTGCCACCTCTAGCCGCTATAATTAAATCATTAAATATAGCAGACATTTGTATTCTTTCAGTAGAAGCTGAAACTTGCGGAACTATTGTTGAATTATATAATGTAGTTCCATTTAATCTTCTATAACCACCCTCGATACTAGGTTCAAAATTTTGTAATTGTAAAGCTTCTCCGGGATGCATAGCAAAAACATCTTTGTTTAGTACTAAGCCACCAGAGCAACTTACTACCATAGGTTTTTGTAAGCCGGTGTAAGGCATTAAAATACTCCTGAACCTACTCTACCTCCATGATTAACTCTGTGGTCAGTCATGTAAGATGAATTATTAACATACTCAACACGCATTGCTTTCATTGCATCTCTAAATTCTTTATCAGCAAATTGGGCTGATTGTAAATCAGAACGTAAAATATGAGCATAATACTTTGCTCTATTTACTATAATACCTTTAAATCTATCATCTAAATCCATAGTATCATCATGTGCTGATAAATCTGTATGTATTTTCCAATATTCGTATTGTATTGTATAATTACTCGCATCTGGAACTGGTGATAAACCAAATTTTTTATCTTGTGTTGGATAAACTATACTTGGTGTTCCATAAGAATCAGAATCATTTGTTAAATCAGTTTCTAAATATTTTCTATTCCAATCATCATATGTTAAGTATTTTAATTTACGAACTGGAATATTTTCAGATATACGAACATAATCTACATCTAAATTTGTTGATGTTACAGTATTATTTAATGTTATATAAGTTGTTTGTGCTGTTGCAGTAAATGATGTATCTAAAACTGCTCCTGCTCCAAAATCTTCTACAGTTAATGTTGTACTTAAATTTGTTGTATCTTCTGCTGAAGTTCCCACTTGAACTTTTAATGCTTGTCCTGCACTATGAGAATCAAATACTCTAATTTGTAATTTATAATCTTTATTTACTACAGTAGATATAGCTTGGTAGATAGCATAATCATTTAATCTAGCTCTACCATTACCACCACTATTATAAGCAGCACTACCTGAACCTGCTATAGTAGTCCAACTATTTATATTACTAGTAAACTCTCCATTAGTAACTAATTCTTTAGGAACTAATCTAAATGTTTGCCAGTCCATTTTTCTGTACGCTTTATCTGTGCTTTGGGGAGACGCAGATGAAGGTAGGCTATAAGTTCTTTGTCCTGCGTTTGTATCTTGAGTAGTTGATAAATATAAATCTGGTATTTCTGAGATACTATTATATATCTCATGCATAGCTTTTAAAATAAATTTTTTAACAGATGTTTGAATACCTCTGCTACTTGAAAAAGTAGTAGATGTTAACTCTGATTCGTTTATTTCATTTAATACGTTATTTACTAAAGTTAAATAAGTTGTTGCCATGTCTCCCTTTATATATTATACACTAAATTGTTGTTTTGTCAAGATTTTTTATGAGTTTGGCAGAATTTAGATGCCGCACCAATGCTTCCAAAACCCCAAGCTTTAAGTGCTAATGCTTTTCTTGTAGGTCTTCCTTTTGAATCTTTCATTGGCCCTTTCATTCCTGCAAATCTACAGGCAAATGAAACACGCCTTGGGCTAGTTCCAGATTTTAATGGAGATTTTAAATTACCCCCATCTTTTCTTTCAAAATGTTTACGGCCTGCTTCGTTTAATCCACCTTTAGGATTTTGATATTTTTTTGCTACCATTATGCCCTTGCTACTTTCTTAGCTTTTTTTGATAAGTCTTTAAAATGAACTAATACTTTACTATTTTTTGTATGATTTTTACCTGTATGTAAAGTTCCATTTTTCATTTTATGCATACCGCCTTTCCACTCCTTACCATCTTTTGTATAATGTGGTACACCTTTCATTACTTACCTTTTTTTCTATTCATATGCATTTTACCGCCATACATTTTTTTAGTAGTTTTTTTCATTTTACCACCGTACATTTTACCTTTATTTCCTAACTTTTTAAAATCAGCAGCAGTTAGTTTACCTTTAGGTTTTGCTACATCTAACTTAGCTTGTCCACCCATTAGCATTTTTTTCTTTTTAGGAAATCCTGCTTTCATGTTAGCATAAGCTTCTGGTGATATTGTAGATTTAGATTTAGTTCTACTAGTACCTGATTTTTTTCGTTTATTTATATTTGCATATAGTCCCGGCTTTGCCATTTTTCCTCCTGTATTATATTTTTTAGACCACTCCCTAGCTACTTTAGGTTTTTTAGAAAAAAGATATTTTCGTTGTTTTTCTGATTTGAAAGGCACTAAGCCCCACAAGAATCACACCCATCTTCACAGATGCATTTATCTTTGTCACATCCACATATAGGACAACATTCTGTCATTAATAAAAATCCTTTGCACTTTGTTTTTTTACTTTACCTGAAACTTTTTTAGGTTGTTCTTTTTCTTTTTCTACTTTAGGTTTAGTAAATATTTTCCAAAATGCTGCAGATAATCCATAAGGGTCATTATGGGGATACCCAATACAATTTAATTCTTTAGTCTCTTTCATTATTCTTTTCCTTTACTACTATTTAATAAATTTAATATTTTATCTAATTTAGTTTCTAATGTATTAACTTTATTTTCTAATTCTTTTGTATCTGTATCATCATATAATGGGGTAATTTTTTCTCCTGTAGCTATTACTTTTCCATTTGAGGTTACCTGTTTTTTTGTCATATCCCATTTAGTCATTTAGCCTCCTTTAAAAATATTCTCCCATTAAGCATAAGGGGGCTAAAAAGCCCCCCCTAGTATTATAAGTTACGATGAGTTAGAAGCAGTTTCATCTGAACCGCTAACATCACAAAGTACTGCCCACACTCTTACTTTACCCGCAGTGTCTTGTGCACCGCCAGTTAAAATATCAATAGTGTCTGCTGTTTTAACAACTAACATTGCCGCCGCATCGACAGCGTCCATTGGAGCTAGACCAGTTCCTGTAGCATCATAACCATCTACCCAACAATCCGGGTCGTGGTGTCCTGCTGTAGAACCTGTAATACCTAAGTCCATTGTTACAGAAGAAGAAGATGCAGTTAGCACTTCTAATCCTGCCGCTATAACTAATGTCTCTGCCGGTACATTTAACGATTGTATAATGTCACCAGACGCAGGGTCAAACAATGAGTTATCAATTGTGTTTTCAACGTAATAAGGTTTTCTTCTGGTAGAAGGATGTCCTGCTGTTCCACCAGTAGTTTTATCAACTGTTGCCATTCATTCCTCCTATTATGTTAAGACAACTGCAGTTCTAGTAATAGCTTCGGCTCTAAGAACTTTGCTACCATAAACGTGCAATCCTCTAACAACGTCAGAAAAAGAATCTGGGTCTCTTACTACTTCAGTTTTCGCAATATGCGAAGCTGTTGCAGCAGCAGACATATGTCCACCCATGCAAAAATATGCATTAGATGTACCAGATATTGTAATAATATCTGTTCCAGACCTATTTAACGCTGTTGATTTGTACAATTTCATACCTGCAATTGTAACTTCTGATACCAATCCATTACGAAGCGGGGATTCGCCACTGCTACCCATTACGGACATGTCCATAACTTTTGAGCCGGCTGCACCTAATTGCTCGTAAAAAATTGGAGGTGCTACAAACCATCTATTTTCTTCCGGTACTTCGTTGTCATCAAGAAGTCTAGCAGATTCCGCTATAACACTGTGAGCTAAGTCACCTGTATTAGCAGTTACTGCTGTACCCGCATTGATTCCAGAAGTAGTAGAAATAGCTTCAAGAACATCTCTATCATACTTTCTTTTAAGAGCATAAGCTCCAGAAGAAGTAGCTAGAGATTCCCAGTTTACATGAGATTGTCTTTCTTCAATATCGTCTACTTTGAAAGCAAAATAATTTGCAGTGTCAACTACAAGAGTAGTTTGGTCATCTGCAAGATTTTGTAGATTAGTTTGAGAACCTTTCGTATAAGAACTAACTGAAATTGTTGGTTCTTTTATAATTCTAACGGTATCGCCGTAATTCTCAATTTCTCCCGCATAATCAGTGTTAGTGATACCCTCAACAACAGAGCTTCTACGGAAATATTTGAGAACTTTCTGCGAGTAAATGCTCGGTAACCAATTGCCCGAAGGTAAATTGTCATAACCGGCAGATGCTGTAATCGCCATAATTATTCTCCTATAAGGTTAAGTTTAAGCTCGAGTATCAACACGCCCTTCTTTAAAGGCAGTATCAATCTCCTTCTCGAACTTTTCATAGACATTTGGATTCATTTTTTGAATCTCAGATGCCTTCCAAATTTTCTTATCAGAGTTGCCAGAAACATTTACAGACTTGGCCTTTGTCTTTGTCACGCTCTGTGCTGCACTGGTAGTCGAATTTGGTCTGCTCTTACTTAATCCATTGTCCGCTTTGTACAAGTCAACAACACGAATTGCCCATTTAGAATCTTTACTGTTTTTAGTTACACCGTCAGATATAGATGAAGGTTGAGTATTCAACCACTCTATAAATTCTGGTGAATCTTTTAATTCAATAAAATCTGGATGAGCATTTAACAATTCTCTGTAAGCACTTTGTACAACTAAATCTTCTTCACGTTTACGAAGTGTTTTAACTTCTTCTTGTAAAGATTCTACTTGTCTTGATGCTTGTTTTTGAGATATTGTTTCTACCACATCATATACATCTGGATATTTCTTTTTAAATTTTTCGAGGTCTTCATCAGACTTAGGCGGAGTATAACTCGCCATTGCTTTACTTTTTTCAGCAAGTCTCATTTTAGCCTCTAGCTCTTCCAACTTCTGCTTATTTTCATTTTGCTTTCTGTCGTAGTGCGATTTAAGGTCGTCATACCTTTTCTTATAATCATGGTTTGGCTGAGTTTCATTGTTACCAATAAAACCTGTTTCTTGAGGAGTGGCCTCTGGGGTGTCCTCTACAGTTTGTCTAGGGTCTTCAACTTCTTTATCTAAATCCTTATGATAAGGGTTTTGATACATTGTTGGGGCCTCTTTATCAACCACATCTTGTTTTTCTTGTATTTTTGCTTCTTTAGCTTTTGCTTGAGCCATTATTTCCTCCTATGGGGTCACATATTGTGAGTAGCCATTTTTGGTTGTTGAGTACATTGGGGTTATACCTAATGTATAAGTAGCCTTGTACTAATCCTAAGTTTTACGTTAGGAAACTTTTTTATTTTACTGCCGCTATCCCCGTTTGTTAGGGTAAGGGTTTAGGTTTTATTTCTGGTATATCTTTACCAAGAACAAAACTTACATAATCTTTTACCTTGGGCGGTAACTTATGATAATTTAACATACTTCCTTTAGTAGTTTCATCTACATTAGTAGGCCCCCAGTTATAAGCTGCTAATGCTAATCTTTTATCACCAAATCTTTCTAGCTGTTGATTAAGATATGTTTTTCCTACTAATTTACTTATTTCTGGGTTATTTAATAAATCATCTTTTGTATAGGAAGTTCCTAATGCATTATTTACATCTTCTAATGCTAAACCTCGAACTTGAGTTAATCCAACAGCTTTATCTCCAGTATCTAAATCACCCTCTGAACTTGCAATACCGGAACTTTCTCTCATAATTAAATTATCAAACTCTTCATCTGTAAATTCAATTTTTCCACCGTCCATCATTTTAACAGGTTTCATAAACCCTTCAAAACTTTGTGACCTATTGGCTAATTCTTTTTCATCATCTTGTGCTTCTGGAGACATAGGAGAAAGTAATTTTTTTCCTACTGAACTTTGTCCTGCAAAACTTTCTTGAGGTACAGCTATAGGTTGATTTTTATTTTCATCTAAATTTACTTGCCCACCAACTGCCATCATACCTTGAGGATTTGGTTGAGTTGGATTTTGTTGTATTTGTTCTCTTTCTTTTGCAATTTCTTCAACTCTTTGTTTACCTCTATTATTTATTTTTTCTAATCTATCATATCCTATTTGTTCAGCTATTACTTTAGGAATAATCATTTCTTTATTACTAACTAAAGCTTGTACAGTAGAATCTACATCTTCTGCTGCTTGGCCAAAATCAAGTTTAACACCTTTTCTTTGTAACTCTATTACAGCTTTTGTAACCATTCTTTCTATGTCACCTCTACCTGCCATATCCATAGCCGGTGCATTAATTACAAAATCACCTTCATTTAATTCTCTTGGTACATCATCAGCAACACCACTCATATCTTTATTAGGTTCATTAACTCTTTCTAAATTTCCTGCGTCTGCTACTTGTTGGTTTTGCATTTGTGCTATCATAGCTTCTTCAGGTAATCCACCTACTTGTAAATTAACTGTCCCTCCATCATTAAAATGGTGACTTCCCCCTTGATAACCACCAGAAGTAGTAGAACTCTTAGATGGAGTATAACTTGGAGTATAGCTTCCACTTCCATGTAATGAAGAACCTAAACTAGCTCCTCCTCCTGTTTGTGTTGCAGGTTGTATATTCATATC